GAAAAGATGAAGACCCTGTCGCGACACTCAGAGTTGGCGAAGGCGTTCGCGTACGCACTTAACCAGTGGCCGGCACTGACGTACTATGCGAACGATGGCTGGGTGGAAATCGACAACAACATCGCTGAAAAATGCCCTGCGGGCGGTCAGTCTGGGTCGTAAAAACTTCCTGTTCTTCGGCTCTGATCATGGTGGTGAGCGGGGAGCGCTACTGTACAGCCTGATCGGGACGTGCAAACTGAATGACGTGGATCCAGAAAGCTACCTTCGCCATGTGCTTGGCGTCATAGCAGACTGGCCGGTCAACCGGGTCAGCGAACTGCTTCCGTGGCGCATAGCACTGCCAGCTGAATAACACATCCCCGTCAATACGGCCCTCGCTGTACGCTTACGGTTATCGTTACTAATGGTTCTTACTGTATATATTATTAAGTATATTCTTTATGCGAATAAAAAAACTAATTGATCACGATGAGCTTCTGTCAACATTATCATATGACTCAGAAACAGGAATATTTAAATGGCTAAAAACAAATTCAGTAGTAAGAGTAAAAGGTAGTATTGCTGGAGGTGTTAGTGGTGGTTATATATGCATTAGTATAAATAATGTTTTGTATAAGGCGCATAGACTTGCTTGGTTCTATGTATACAAAAAATGGCCTCCTAAGTTTATTGATCATGTAAATGGGAACAGACTTGATAATAGGATTTCAAACCTAAGACTGGCAACAGAAGAGCAGAATGCAAGAAACATTGTAGGGAATAGATTAAACACATCCGGTGCAATTGGAGTGTCTTGGTATAAGCCAACTGGCAGGTGGAAGTCTTATGTTGGTTATAAAAATAAGACAATATCGTTAGGGTATTTCGATAGCAAAGAAGATGCAGCATTCATAGCAGCACTAGCAAGAAAGAAACTATATGGAACTTATGCGAGTAAAGCACTTAATTGCGAGCATGAGCTTTTATCTCAATTTAATAATGATGAGGATAAACTTGCGGAATATCTTAAGGAAAAATATAAAAGGACTCGAAAGCGTGTTAAAAAAAGATAAAGGCCTGCTGGTAATCGCAGGCCTTTTTATTTGGGGGAGAGGGAAGTCATGAATCTGGACAAGCAAGATGCACAAACTATTAGCTCATACATAAGGGCATCAAGACCAGATTACAAAGGTCCGGTATTCGTAGATTTATCTCGCCTTGAATAGATTTACATGTGGAAAGCAAGGTTACTTACGCATTTTGTTATTCGAACGATGACTAGCAACATTACAAAACCAATGTAACTGGAAGAGGTGAATATGAGCACACTCGCAGACCTTATTCATGCCGATATGGCTGAAGATGGAGCAAGGCGTAATAGGTACTGGAAATCATCGAGCCTTCCAGTTTGTGAAAGATTCAATCACAGGCCAAAACCAAAACGTAGCCGACGAGACAAAGTGTTGAAAAAACTCATGCAAATTAACATGGCTGGTTTTGTCAGATTCGTGAGTGAAACGACTAACGGTGATTGATATGGACGAATCAAGAAAGCAGTTTGAGGAATACGTTGCCAAAAAATTGAGATTACCATTCGAGATGATAACCGAGGCAAGAAATGGTGATAGGTACTTCGCATTTTCAAGCATGGATATTCGTCACTCCTTAAATGATTGGTGGGCTTTATGGCAGGCATCGCGAGCAGCTATTGAACTGGATATCGACTGGCCCGAATCGAATGACGACCTTTGGAAAGATGGTGAAGAAGGTGCTTATGCGATGGGTTATGAGGATGGGCGTGACAAAACGGTAATTGCAGTAATGAAAGCCATCAGGGCCGCAGGAATCAAAGAAAAGAATTTCGATTAAGCAAATATCACTTCAATAAATCGCTTTTAAGGCATCACAATCGCTCTGTGGTGAGGTAAGCACGTGCAAGGTATACCGATAAGCAGCGAGAATGAAAAATGCGTCAGAATGCGTTTGAGGAGGTTTTAAGAAATGAGTACGATAGCTGAGCTTGTCAGGGCTAATTTTCGTGAAGAGTTGGTGCGTTGGTATCGGTATCGTTCATCGTCCAGTTTGCCGCTTGATGAGTTGTATGAGCATTCACCTGCCGCACGACGCTATCCGCGTGACCGTGTTCTTCGACGGTTGTTCAAACTCAACAATGAGTTTCAGCGCAACAGAATTATCCGGAGTCTGGATTTTAAGTGAAGGAGTGAGCATGAGCGACCTATCATTAACCCAGCCAAAGCTAAAAGAATGTCCGTTTTGCGGCGGTAATGCTCGTCTGTGGGTTGAGGCCGGAATAAATATTGATGTGTGGGGCTATGCAGAATGTGACCTCTGTGAAGCCAGGGTGGCATGGGCACCATCAGTTGCTGCGGCTACTGAAAATGGAACCGGAGAGCAGGAGATGAAGCAAACCTTTCTGCTTCGCAACGAAGCAATCAGAAATAACGCCATAGACGCCATTCTCTCACTACCCATCGACGACAAGTCACCCCACGAAGTCCACGTTAAAGAACCCAAGCGCAGCAAAGCGCAGAATGACCGCATGTGGCCGATGCTGAACGATGTTTCGCGTCAGGTGCTATGGCATGGTCAACGGCTGGCGCCGGAAGACTGGAAAGACCTGTTCACTGCCCTGTGGCTTAAGACCAAAAAACTGGAGCAAAGAAGTGCGCCTGGTATCGACGGTGGCGTTGTCATGCTTGGCGTGCGTACCAGCAAAATGCGAAAGGCCAGCATGACTGAGCTTATCGAAATCATGTTCTGGTTCGGCTCAGAGCGCAACGTGCGGTGGAGTGATGACTCCCGGCGAGAGTATGAATGGTCACAACGAAAAGGGAAGGCTGCATGACTATCAAATCAAATACGCCAGCACACGACAAGGACTGCTGGCAAACGCCGCTCTGGCTTTTTGATGCGCTGGATATTGAGTTTGGATTCTGGCTGGATTCAGCTGCGAGCGACAAAAACGCTCTGTGCGCTCACTGGCTAACTGAGGCTGACGACGCGCTAAATTCTGAGTGGATAAGCCACGGTGCAATCTGGAATAACCCACCGTACAGCAATATCAGGCCGTGGGTGGAAAAAGCCGCTGAGCAGTGCATACAACAGCGACAGACGGTAGTGATGCTTGTGCCAGAGGATATGTCTGTCGGATGGTTCAGCAAGGCTCTGGAGAGTGTTGACGAAGTTCGCATCATCACTGATGGACGGATTAATTTTATCGAACCATCGACAGGGCTGGAGAAGAAGGGAAACAGCAAAGGCTCAATGTTGCTGATTTGGCGACCGTTCATCAGTCCTCGACGGATGTTTACTACCGTATCCAAAGCGGCATTGATGGCGATCGGGCTGGGCGTCAGGAGGGCTGCATGAGGCGACAGCGACGAAGTATCACCGACATCATCTGCGAAAACTGCAAATACCTTCCAACGAAACGCTCCAGAAATAAACGCAAGCCAATCCCAAAAGAATCTGACGTAAAAACCTTCAATTACACGGCTCACCTGTGGGATATCCGGTGGCTAAGACATCGTGCGAGGAAAACAAGGTGATTGACGTGATGATTTATTCGGGGCTATATTCCTCAAACGCCAGCAAAATCTGGCGTCGGGATTGGCGTCCTGGATAGAGACCGCGACAGATACACGCCGCGAGCGTGTTTTTTATTGTCGTATGCACGCGCACATCTGAATTATGGTGGGCTGTGTGGGGGCGGAGAGATCCGCGCCGGTCGGTTTCCCGGTTACGCCAACCCTGCACAGTTCACCACCAGACGATTGGCGTCGTCGGTGGTGAGTTATTAAGAAACCACCAGAGGGCGTCATTATGACAACTAAAATTTCTGTTGAAACTCTCTCCCCGATCACCCATAACCAGATTCCTGTTATTACCACCGAACTTTTGGCGCAGCTTTACGGCACTGAGCCGGTGCGTATTCGCCAGAATCATCATGAGAACAAAGTACGCTTCGTTGAAGGGAAACACTTTTTCAAAGTTGTTGGTAATGACCTTAAAGAATTGCGGGTAGCTTTAAACTACTCACAAAATTTGCGGGTTACTTTAAGTAACTCACAAAATTTGCGGGTTACTTTAAGTAACTCACAAAATTTGCAACCATCTTTAAGAGGGTTACAAATTTCCCCGAAAGCCCGCTCCCTCATCCTCTGGACAGAACGCGGCGCAGCCCGTCACGCAAAAATGCTCGAAACCGATCGGGCGTGGGAAGTGTTCGAAAAACTGGAAGACTGCTATTTCAGTCAAAAAATCCCAGAACAACTTCAGCTTCCAGAATCAACACTATCTATCAACTACCCTCTCTCGTGGTTTTCAGAGCATCACCCCTACTCCATGATGAGCTATGTTGATCGAAAAACTCTTAACCTGGACGTTTCTGTGCTCTTCGATATGCCAAGCCCAACTATGCGCATCCTCAACGAGCTACACAGCAAGGGCTATAACGTCGATGCAGCTGTCGCCGAATTTAACGCCTTCAAGCATCTGACGGAAGAAATGCGCCGTACTCTACAGGATATTTCAAGATTGTCAGATCGAAATTCCCGAAAAGGCTTCTCGTTAAGTCTTTAAAGAACAGATCGTTTGACAATGCTGCATTAACGGGGATATATTCCGCCTCATGGTGCTCAAAACACCTTAGCAAGTAGCGGTTACCGCGCCCGACAGACATGCGGTTTTTTTGTGTCCAGTCTTCTTGGTTTATGACCGGGCGTGCGGCTAATACAACACCAGCAATGGGAATATGCCCGCCGACTACTTGCGGTTTTGAGCGCCCGGTCACCCTCTCAAAAGGGGTAAATCAAAATATCAAGTAGGACATAAAGCATGAAAACCATCTCCGTGGAGTCCCTCTCCATAATTTCATTTAGTAATATACCTGTGGTGACTACAGAGCTTCTTGCCAGCTTATATGGCACAGAACCAGATTACATCCGAAAAAATTTCAATCGGAATTCTGGACGATTTGTTATCGGTAAGCACTACTTTTTACTTGAGAATGAGGAGTTGCGCGAATTTAAGCACAGCATGTCTTTAAGACCTTCTGTGAAAATCGCCCGTAACGTTCGCTCCCTCATCCTCTGGACAGAACGCGGCGCAGCCCGTCACGCAAAAATGCTCGAAACCGATCGGGCGTGGGAAGTGTTCGAAAAACTGGAAGACTGCTATTTCAGCCAGTGCGAGAAAAATACTGGCAAACAAGAGAAGAAGCTCAACGGGCTTTCCGCAAAAGAAACAGACAGCCTTGTATGGCTGTGGGATTATGCCAACCGCTCACAGGCATTGTTCCGTGAGTTGTATCCCGCATTAAAACTGATTCAGTCTGGCTATTCCGGCATATGCCACGACTACGGCTATGAGTTCTCGTATATCATCGGGAGGGCGAGGGGCGTTTTAATTAATCACACGCGGGATATAGATATTTATGAGCCTGACGGGCCGACGAACCTTCTGGCATGGGAAAGGCTTAAGAACAAAGAGTTGCCGCCTTCACTGCATCGCTACTGACAATTGACAACTTAACAAACCCAGCTTCGGCTGGGTTTTTTATTGCTGAATTTTCAATGTGAGAGGACATGACAATGAATGAGCTGATAAATAGCAATGCCATCAAAATGACAAGCATTGAAATCGCTGAGTTGGTGGGAAGCCAACACGGTAATGTCAGAATATCAATAGAACGTCTGGCAAAGCGTGGGGTGATTCAACTTCCTTCAATGCAAAAAGTTGAAAATAAACAAACAATTAGCCCTAACAAATTCACAAGCGTGTATATATTCGAAGGCGAACAAGGTAAGCGAGACAGCATTATTGTCGTCGCTCAGTTGTCGCCGGAATTCACCGCTCGCCTTGTTGACCGCTGGCGAGAACTCGAAGGGGCAACCGCGAAAATACCACAAACCTTTTCTGAGGCATTGCGCCTTGCGGCCGACCTTGAAGACCAGAAGGCTGAACTGGAGAAACAGCTTGCTCTCGCAGCACCTAAAGTCGAGTTTGCCGATCGAGTTGGCGAGGCCAGCGGAATTTTGATTGGAAACTTTGCAAAGGTTGTTGGTATTGGTCCAAACAAACGGTTTGCGTGGATGCGCGATCACAAAATCCTTATTGCTTCAGGTGCCCGGCGCAATGTGCCAATGCAGGAATATATGGATCGCGGCTATTTCACAGTGAAAGAAACAGCGGTCAATACAAATCACGGAATACAGATATCGTTCACCACAAAAATCACCGGGCGTGGTCAACAGTGGCTGACAAGAAAGCTGCTAGATAACGGAATGCTTAAAGTAACAGGGGAGGCTGCTTAATGGCTAAACCAGCGCGAAGGAAATGCAAAATCTGTAAGGAATGGTTTCACCCGGCATTCTCAAATCAGTGGTGGTGCAGCCCGGAACACGGAACTAAATTAGCACTCGAACGACGAAATAAAGAACGCGAAAAGGCGGAAAAAACAGCAGAGAAGAAACGACGACGAGAGGAGCAGAAACAGAAAGATAAAATTAAGATTCGAAAACTCGCCTTAAAGCCCCGCAGTTACTGGATTAAACAAGCCCAACAAGCCGTAAACGCCTTCATCAGAGAAAGAGACCGCGACTTACCATGTATCTCGTGCGGAACGCTCACGTCTGCTCAGTGGGATGCCGGACATTACCGGACAACTGCTGCGGCGCCTCAACTCCGATTTGATGAACGCAATATTCACAAGCAATGCGTGGTGTGCAACCAACATAAAAGCGGAAATCTCGTTCCGTATCGCGTCGAACTGATTAACCGCATCGGGCAGGAAGCAGTAGACGAAATCGAATCAAACCATAACCGCCATCGCTGGACTGTCGAAGAGTGCAGGGCCATCAAGGCGGAGTATCAACAGAAACTTAAAAAACTGCGAAACAGCAGAAGTGAGGTTGCATGAATATCTACGAAAGAATTGATGGCAGCAAATACCGAAATATTTGGGTAGTTGGCGATCTGCACGGATGCTACACGAACCTGATGAAAAAACTGGAGACGATAGGATTCGACACCAAAAAAGACCTGCTTATCTCGGTGGGCGATTTGGTTGATCGCGGTACAGAGAACGTAGAATGCCTGGAATTAATCACATTCCCCTGGTTCAGAGCTGTACGTGGAAACCATGAGCAAATGATGATTGATGGCTTATCAGAGCGTGGAAACGTCAATCACTGGCTGCTTAATGGCGGTGGCTGGTTCTTTAATCTCGATTACGACAAAGAAATTCTGGCTAAAGCTCTTGCCCATAAAGCAGATGAACTTCCGTTAATCATCGAACTGGTGAGTAAAGGAAAAAAATATGTCATCTGCCACGCCGATTATCCTTGTGATAAATACGAGTTTGGAAAGCCAGTTGATCATCAGCAGGTAATCTGGAACCGCGAACGAATCAGCAACTCACAAGACGGGATCGTGAAAGAAATCAAAGGCGCGGACACGTTCATCTTTGGTCATACGCAAGCAGTGAAACCACTCAAATTTGCCAACCAGATGTATATCGATACCGGCGCAGTGTTCTGCGGAAATCTCACATTGATTCAGGTACAGGGAGAAGGCGCGTGGGCATAAGAGAACTAAACCTCACCAAAGAACAGCATGAGTGGCTGAATGGCTGGCTTGAACTGTGGGGCGCATGGGTTTATTCAGGTCGTCTGGAAAAGCGCATGAGCAGCGTAATAGCTAAATTCATGGAGAGCGTGGAGCCGGGAAGAGTTATGACAAGGCCAATGTGTAATGATGATGATGGAATGTTGATTTCTCAGGTCGTCGATTCCGTCATGTACATTGACAAGAAAGCCTTTGGCATCCTCCTCAGCTACTACGCCCACGGCTCTTCCAAGCACGCCATTGCATCTTACTATCATAGCGTCGCAAGACCTCGCAAGATGTTATGCCGGGGCGGCGGGCGCATTCAAAAACCATCGCTAGCAACCTGCCGACGGGAAGTTGACGAAATCCTCAATGCCTCGTTGTTTATGATTTACCCGATTCTGGATAGTGCGTTTAAAAACCGGAAACGTGTAGAGAAAATTAAGCATGTAGCATAGAACGTGTTGACATCGTTGAGCAAATGAGCAACACTATTCGCATAAGCTGCCGTTAGTGACTCTTAAGTTGCAACGGTGGCTTTTTTTATTTGGGTCAATCGTATAAAGGTCATTAGAGCCTGTAACTGTTTTTCGTCCATAAATTAACCTTCATTTGATGCTGGATTGAACATATCAAAATCAGGCAATTACACAAATCTATGTACAGGCTCTTTGTGCCTGACGTTAAAAGATTTTTTACAAGAATAATTTTGAATCAGTGAATTTGTGAACTCTTGCAACATTGATTTCGTAACGTTATTATCCTACGCTCGGCCCTTTAGCTCAGTGGTGAGAGCGAGCGACTCATAATCGCCAGGTCGCTGGTTCAAATCCAGCAAGGGCCACCAACCGCCATTAGCTCATCGGGATAGAGCGTCAGCCTTCGAAGCTGGTTGCGCGAGGTTCGAGTCCCCGGTGGTGGTCCATTATCGGTATTCTGCGTTGTTAGCTCAGCAGGACAGAGCAATTGCCTTCTAAGCAATCGGTCACTGGTTCGAATCCAGTACAACGCGCCACACTTATTTTCCCTGGCTCGCTTTTGCGGGCCTTTTTTATATCTGCGCCGGGTCTGGTGCTGATTACTTCAGCCAAAAGGAACACCTTGTATATGAAGTGTATATTATTTAAATGGGTACTGTGCCTGTTACTGGGCTTTTCTTCGGTATCCTATTCCCGGGAATTTACGATAGACTTTTCGACTCAACAAAGTTATGTATCTTCGTTAAATAGTATACGGACAGAGATATCGACCCCTCTTGAACATATATCTCAGGGGACCACATCGGTGTCTGTTATTAACCACACCCCACCGGGCAGTTATTTTGCTGTGGATATACGAGGGCTTGATGTCTATCAGGCGCGTTTTGACCATCTTCGTCTGATTATTGAGCAAAATAATTTATATGTGGCCGGGTTCGTTAATACGGCAACAAATACTTTCTACCGTTTTTCAGATTTTACACATATATCAGTGCCCGGTGTGACAACGGTTTCCATGACAACGGACAGCAGTTATACCACTCTGCAACGTGTCGCAGCGCTGGAACGTTCCGGAATGCAAATCAGTCGTCACTCACTGGTTTCATCATATCTGGCGTTAATGGAGTTCAGTGGTAATACAATGACCAGAGATGCATCCAGAGCAGTTCTGCGTTTTGTCACTGTCACAGCAGAAGCCTTACGCTTCAGGCAGATACAGAGAGAATTTCGTCAGGCACTGTCTGAAACTGCTCCTGTGTATACGATGACGCCGGGAGACGTGGACCTCACTCTGAACTGGGGGCGAATCAGCAATGTGCTTCCGGAGTATCGGGGAGAGGATGGTGTCAGAGTGGGGAGAATATCCTTTAATAATATATCGGCGATACTGGGCACTGTGGCCGTTATACTGAATTGTCATCATCAGGGGGCGCGTTCTGTTCGCGCCGTGAATGAAGATAGTCAACCAGAATGTCAGATAACTGGCGACAGGCCCGTTATAAAAATAAACAATACATTATGGGAAAGTAATACAGCTGCAGCGTTTCTGAACAGAAAGTCACAGTTTTTATATACAACGGGTAAATAAAGGAGTTAAGTATGAAGAAGATGTTTATGGCGGTTTTATTTGCATTAGTTTCTGTTAATGCAATGGCGGCGGATTGCGCTAAAGGTAAAATTGAGTTTTCCAAGTATAATGAGAATGATACATTCACAGTAAAAGTGGCCGGAAAAGAGTACTGGACCAGTCGCTGGAATCTGCAACCGTTACTGCAAAGTGCTCAGTTGACAGGAATGACTGTCACAATCAAATCCAGTACCTGTGAATCAGGCTCCGGATTTGCTGAAGTGCAGTTTAATAATGACTGAGGCATAACCTGATTCGTGGTATGTGGGTAACAAGTGTAATCTGTGTCACAATTCAGTCAGTTGACAGTTGCCTGTCAGACTGAGCATTCGTTAAAAAAATTCGCATGGTGAATCCCCCTGTGCGGAGGGGCGACTGGTGTATAAGGTGTCATCTCTGACGACAACCTGGAGCGAGATACGCGGGTTCAGGGACACCGGACTGAACTCACCGGGAGGCACCCGGCACCATGTACATGATGATACAGATACGCAGTGTCAGCCCCTCTCCGGAGGGGCTTTTTATCTGAATGATTCTGTTATTTTCGCCCGTATGGGCATATTTCCAGAATGCAGCGATGATTAAAACACTTATCTGTGATATTTCCTGTGTTTGCAGGGCACTCCTGGCTGTTTTTAATTAAATTCCAGACGTTTTTATTAAATGGGGCCACGTTGTAAATGGTGACGGGGAGCTCTTTATTATTGAGTATTACGCCTGTCCGGGTTGGTGTAAAAATACAGCCCGGAGGGAGGAAGGTATCTGACTGATACCATAATATTAATTTTATGTTACACCATATGGCTGAAAATGATATGCCACATGCTGGCTGGATTACCGTGTCAATCACTATCCAGTTCATTTGCTTTCCTTATTTTCTTAAGGTTTTAAATGATGCCATAAATTATAGGTGATGTTTTGAAAGCAATCTGTCAGGCTGAGTTGTTTTTCTGGTGTCGTTTATTCTTTGTTTAAAATAAGAGGGCATTTTAAATTGTCGGCGTTTTTTTGTTATATAAGAGACATGGTTTTTTTATAGCGTGTTTTTTATGTGTTACATGATTGTGTGTTCCGGATAATTACTTTGCTGGCGGCAGGAGAGGTTATGACATTTAAACACTACGATGTGGTCAGGGCGGCATCGCCGTCAGACCTTGCTGAACGACTGACACAAAAACTGAAGGAGGGCTGGCAGCCATTTGGCAGTCCGGTGGCCATCACGCCTTACACCCTGATGCAGGCCATTGCGGCGGAAGGTGATGTCACCACACCAGTGGCGGTGACCGGTAATGAGGGTAAGGCGGTGGCTGTCAGTGCCACCAGAGCCCCGGAGTATTACTTTGTTGTGGTTCTGGCAGGGCAGTCAAACGGCATGTCGTATGGTGAAGGTCTTCCGCTGCCGGAGACATATGACCGTCCGGAGCCGCGTATTAAGCAACTGGCGCGTCGCAGTACGGTGACACCGGGTGGTGCAGCATGCAGATATAACGACATCATTCCGGCGGACCATTGTCTGCATGATGTGCAGGACATGAGCCGTCTTAACCATCCGAAAGCGGACCTGTCAAAGGGGCAGTACGGAACCGTGGGGCAGGGGCTGCATATCGCCAAAAAATTGCTGCCGTTTATACCGGCGAATGCGGGCATTCTGCTGGTTCCGTGCTGTCGTGGTGGTTCAGCGTTCACCACCGGAGCTGATGGCACATACAGTGACGCGAGTGGTGCTTCGGAGAATTCAACCCGCTGGGGTGTGGACAAGCCGCTGTATAAGGACCTTATCGGTCGAACAAAAGCAGCACTGAAGAAGAACCCGAAAAATGTGCTGTTTGCCGTGGTGTGGATGCAGGGGGAATTTGATTTTGGCGGTACGCCGGCAAATCACGCAGCACAGTTTGGTGCGCTGGTTGATAAATTCCGTGCAGACCTGGCGGATATGGCAGGTCAGTGCGTCGGTGGCTCTGCTGACGGTGTTCCCTGGATATGCGGGGACACGACGTATTTCTGGAAGCAGAAGAACGAAGCCACCTACCAGACGGTGTACGGCAGCTACAAAAACAAAACGGAAAAGAATATCCATTTCGTACCGTTCATGACGGATGAGAACGGGGTGAATGTGCCGACGAACAAACCGGAAGAAGACCCGGACATTCCGGGTATCGGATATTACGGTTCGAAATGGCGTGACAGCTCAGCCACCTGGACGTCACAGGACAGGGCGAGCCATTTCAGCGCCTGGGCACGCCGTGGGATTATTTCCGACCGTCTGGCAACGGCGATTTTGCGCCATGCGGGAAGAGTGGCGCTAAACGCGGGGGCATCATCGACAGTATCAGAGGTGCGCCCGTCATCGCCTTCCGGTGCAGAAGCCACAGGCGTCACAACACTGCTCTCTTACCTTGCCAGCGAGTCAGAGGGAAGCCTGAAAGTACAGGGATGGTCAGCCAGTGGCGGCAGGGCAGAAGTGGTCAGCGATGCGGAGGGAACCGGAGGTAAGGCAGTGAAGCTGACCAAGGAGGCCGGTAAAAGCAGCTGGGTGCTGGAGTACGCCGCGGGCAACGGTGCGGCTCTGTTACAGAAAGGGGGGCAGATTCGCTGCCGCTTTAAGGTTTCGGGAGCGCTGGCTGCGAACCAGTATGTTATGGCGTTTTACTGGCCGGTATCTTCACTGCCACAGGGCGTTGCCCTGACCGGAGACGGGGGGAATAACCTGCTGGCAGCGTTCTACATCCAGACAGATGCAAAAGACCTGAATGTGATGTACCACAATGCGAAAGTGGCGACAAACAACCTGAAACTGGGAACCTTTGGCGCATTTGATAACGAATGGCATACGCTGGCTTTCCGCTTTGCCGGGAATAACAGCCTTCAGGTGACGCCGGTTATTGATGGTCAGGATGGCACACCGTTCACGCTGACGCAGTCACCGGTCAGTGCATTTGCGGCGGATAAACTGCATGTGACAGACATTACCAGGAATGCGACTTACCCGGTGCTGATTGACAGCATTGCGGTGGAAGTGAACAGCACAGACACTGCGGCATGATAAAAAAACCGCCAGCGACAGGAATGGACGCTGGCGGTGGTAATACCTATGGAGAAAAAATAAAGGAACGATACTTTCGTGCTCTGGTTTTTTAAATGAAAACAGTTCTTATTGTCAACAATAACGGAAAGAAATTATGACATTTCTGAACCAGTTAATGCTGTACTTCTGTACGGTGGTCTGTGTGCTGTATCTCCTTTCGGGTGGATACCGGGCCATGCGTGACTTCTGGCGCAGACAGATTGACAAAAGGGCCGCTGAGAAAATCAGCGCCAGTCAGTCAGCCGGAAGCAAACCCGAAGAGCCGCTCATTTAGCGGCAACTTTCTTAATCACACCTTTCGACGAGAAAATCCCATGTCAGAAATTACATCCCTGGTCACTGCTGAAGCAGTGAAGGAAGTCCTGCGCTCTGAAGAAGTCCGGAGCGCACTGAAACAGAAACTTCGCCATAACCTGGAAGCGCGTCTTGATGCAGAGGTTGATGCCATTCTGGATGAGCTGCTTGGTGTACAGGCAGAGCCACCGACTGAAGCGGGAGATACCACCGCAGAGAGCGGTGAAGTTCAGCCTGAATCACCGGTCGCCGATGCGACTGAACCTCAACCCGAATCGGTCATGATGCTGTAACGGGGAGTCAGGGCCATCAGTAAACAGCTGCTGGCCTTTTTCATGTTGTGAGCTTCCGGATAACGGGAGACGGGGTATGTACCAGATGGAAAAAATCACAACAGGTGTGTCATACACCACGTCAGCGGTGGGGACGGGATACTGGTTACTGCAGCTGCTGGACAAAGTCTCTCCGTCCCAGTGGGTGGCAATAGGTGTGCTGGGAAGTCTGCTGTTTGGCCTGCTGACGTATCTGACAAATCTTTATTTCAAGATTAAAGAAGATAAGCGTAAGGCTGCGAGAGGTGAATAATGTCGCCGTCATTACGCAAGGCTGTTGCAGCTGCTATTGGTGGTGGGGCTGTTGCCATAGCGTCTGTGCTCATCACTGGTCCAGGTGGTAACGATGGTCTGGAAGGTGTCAGCTACATACCATACAAAGATATCGTTGGCGTATGGACTGTATGTCACGGACACACCGGAAAAGACATCATGCCCGGTAAAACGTATACCGAAGCAGAATGCAAAGCCCTCCTGAATAAAGACCTTGCCACGGTCGCCAGACAAATTAACCCGTACATCAACGTCGATATACCGGAAACAACGCGCGGCGCTCTTTACTCGTTCGTTTACAACGTGGGCGCTGGCAATTTCAGAACATCGACGCTTCTTCGCAAAATAAACCAGGGCGATATCAAAGGCGCATGTGATCAGCTACGGCGCTGGACATACGCTGGCGGTAAGCAATGGAAAGGGCTGATGACTCGCCGCGAGATTGAGCGTGAAGTCTGTTTGTGGGGGCAACAATGAGCAGGGTAACCGTTATTATCTCCGCTCTGGTTATCTGCATTATCGCCTGCCTGTCATGGGCTGTTAATCATTACCGTGATAACGCCATCGCCTACAAAGAGCAGCGCGATAAAGCCACATCCATCATCGCTGATATGCAGAAGCGGCAACGTGATGTAGCAGAACTTGACGCCAGATACACAAAGGAGCTTGCTGATGCTAATGCGACTATCGAAAGTCTCCGTGCTGATGTTTCTGCTGGGCGTAAGCGCCTGCAAGTCTCCGCCACCTGTGCAAAGTCAACGACCGGAGCCAGCAGCATGGGCGATGGAGAAAGCCCAGGACTTACAGCAGATGCTGAACTCAATTATTACCGTCTCCGAGGTGGAATCGACAAGATAACCGCGCAGGTTAACTACCTGCAGGAGTACATCAGGACGCAATGCCTGAAATAATTTTTTTTGCAAATCACAAAGTCCATTTAATGAGCCTCGCGATGCGGGGCTTTTTGCAATAAATGCGTACCGCAACGCATGTTTTTTACACCGAACCTGCCCCTTTGGAATGGGCCTTTGAGGATACCAGTTAGTGCTGGCGAGCCTCGGTGGGCTGGTTTCCTGTGCGGCAAAGGTTCATTTCAAAGAGTAGGTACACGCTATGAAATCATTAACCCTCTTCAATCAACCAATCCGTATCGGTGAAGATGGCATGATCTGCCTCACTGATATGTGGAAAGCCAGTGGTAAAAGTGAATCTGAATCTCCGTACCACTACCTGCGAAACAAGCAGACCAAAGAGTTCTTGGCTGAGCTGGAGAAAAACCACGAATCTGTGGTTTTTACGGAACGCGGTGCGCACGGTGGAACTTATGGCGGAAAGTTCGTTGCTTATGATTACGCAGCATGGCTAAACCCCGGATTTAAATATGCAGCCTATAAAGTCCTCGATGATTACTTCACCGGAGAGCTTCATCATCGGAACAGCTTAAGTGCGCAGCTCAACATGAAATGTCATGAGTTTGATCAGAAAAAAGACATGGCGAGCTTCTGTGGACAAGGCCTCGCGGCATGGCGCTACACGAAACCTGGTTTGATCGCTGAAATTAACTCCCTGGCTAACCAGTTGCAGATTTCGATCCCCGGGCTTCCGGGATGAGTGATCGTGTCATTGAATGCGCCTCCAGAGCGGGGCGCGACTTCTCAGAGTTCATGAAAGGCGAGAAGGGTATGATGGAAGCATTGGCCTCGGTGGATGAGTTTGGCGAGCAGCTGCGCCTCAACGGCTGTGTCAATCATCACTTTGTTAGCTACATGATGCGGAACTCGATCATGCAGGCATTCATGGACATGGCAAAAGCCGAGAGGAAAGAAGAGCGCCGGCGTAAGCGAGCGGAAGCAAAAGCGAAGTAGCCATTACAAAGCCCATCTACTGGTGGGCTTGATAATGGCTTATACCCTACACGGGATAACTTAACTGATATCCCTTTTAACGGATAAAGGTATTCAAGCCTGACACATCATGCGCTGTATCGTCGCTGTATTTCCGCATTAACCATGACCGTAGCCCGACGGGGAATTCCTTCTGCGCGAGTGTGCGGGGATAATCAAAAACGATACACACCGGGGTTTACCGCGTAAACGGAGCGCGGCGTTCTCCCCTCATGGTCGCCCGTCCGGTGCGATGGTGGAAGAAACTGGAATCTGTTCAATAAAAAAACTGCCGTGTTGGAGTCACAGCAGTAATGTACTGATTGGGTAGAAGATTATTATTGTTATGCTTTATTTTTATTCTATATGGCTGATTATTTCAATTCGGAATTAATACAGCTAATGTCTGTGATTTTTTATAAATTCAGCAATATAAAGAAATAGTTATATGAACAGCCATCGCAGAGCATACTGTGTATCATTCTTTTTTATAGTCAACTGACGGGCATATTTTATGTCTGCTGCCAGCTCCCGGCGGCAAGATTCAATGACCCACGCAGAAAAATTTTCTGAACCTTTCTGGTCAAGAGCGATGTTAATTTGTTCAATCATCTGGTTTGGAAATCGGATGTTGCGGGTTGTTGTTCTGCGGGTCCGGTTTTTCGATGACATTTTCTTTCCTCTGGTGACAAGTTATATGGCGAGGATTTTACATGGCTGTGCTTCGTACGTTACCGGGCAGAATCAAAACTCTGAACACCCGGCGGGTGAATGTCCTGAAGGGTGAACAGCGTCGTGTCAGTGGCAGTGCCCGGGTTTCCCTCAAGCGTCGTATCTGGCTCAGGGATGCCGGACAGTGCTGTCTCTGTGGGCGTGTGGTTGACCTTTGTGACAGTGAACTCGATCACCGCATTGCACTTCAGTTCGGTGGTGGTAATGAGGAGACGAATCTCTGGACGCTCTGTACTGAATGCCATCGCCAGAAGTCAGTCAGTGAAACGGCGAGTGGTATGCCGGACCCGACGCTGCCGGAGCTTCCGGAGGGCACGCCAGGGCAGACGAATCACCGGACTGTGACCAGACCCGGGGGGGATCATCCGGCGAAAAAAAACGATCGCCCTGGACACCGCCCCCCGTCTCACGCAGAGAAAAAATTCCCGTTTCAGGGCAGTTAACATGTAAACTGGCTGTCCGGGCATTTTTGCGGTTTTTATCTTTATTATTCAGTTTGTTGTGCGGAAAAAAATGTTAACTGGCTTTTTCAGCAAATGTTAACCAGGCAGCAGTTAACATTTGCGGCATGAGATGCCGGGAAAAATGGGCTGGACCATACCCGGCTGAGTGCGTTCTGGACCCGGGAGGAGGCTGTGCTGACAACGCAAAAACGAAAATTTGCGCTGGCGCTCATGTCCGGGAAAAACAAAACAGCGTCAGCCATTGCCGCCGGTTATTCGGCGAAGACCGCCAGGGTTAAAGGCTCGCAGCTGGCAAAAGATCCGGAGGTGCTCGCGTTTATAGCCCGTAAACAGTGCGAAACGGTGGAGGTGGATGAGGTTCCTGTTTACCGGCAGAAAAAATCAGAGCAGGAGGATAAACCCCGTCGCCGTGAGGTGGCTGCAATACCACAGCCGGACGAAAAAAATCCGGAGATGCCTCCGCCCGCGGTGATATCTCATGGTATTGAATATATGGAGGATGGTCTTCCCGATCCGGTGAAAGCCATGGGGCGGATCCTGGTGGAGAACATTAATACCGACCCCAGGCTGGCGCTGGATGCGGCTTATAAGCTGGCGCAGTTCACGCACCACAAAAAAGGGGATGCCGGTAAAAAATCGGCAAAAGGTGACGCGGCGAAAAAAGCGGCTAACCGTTTTGCGGTGCCACCACCACCCCGCCTGGTGGTGAATAATGATAATGAGGGCAACGGATGATACCTGTGTGGAGCACGGCCTGCCCGGACTGGGCAGAGCGCCTGAAAAAGGGGCTGTCGATTATTCCGGCTCCGATTTATCCGGAGCAGGCCGCACATGCCCTGGCGATTTTTAAACAACTGCGGATTGTGGATGCACCGGGCAGCCCGACGTTCGGGGAGTCCTGCGCACAGTGGGTGTTTGACCTGGTGGCGGCCCTGTTTGGCTCCTACGATGCGCAGACCGGTGTACGCCATATCAAGGAAGTTTTTATCCTTATCCCCAAGAAAAACAGCAAGTCCACGCTGGCTGCCGGGATCATGATGACGGCGCTGTTACTGAACTGGCGGCAGGCGGCGGGCTACACCATTCTGGCCCCGACCGTGGAGGTGGCGGCTAACGCCTTCAACCCTGCCAGGGATATGGTACGACGGGACGATGATCTGGATGACCTCCGTCAGGTGCAGACACATATCCGGACCATCACCCACAGGGTGACGGACACCACCCTGAAGGTGGTGGCTGCCGATCCGAATACGGTATCCGGTATCAAGTCCGTGGGGACGCTGATTGATGAACTGTGGTTATTTGGCAAGCAGTACAAAGCGGAGGACATGTTACGTGAAGCCATAGGCGGCCTTGCCTCCTGAACCGCCCCGGGTTTCCTGGAGAGTGTTTTATCTGTGAACTCAGGCTGCCAGATCATCGTTTCCGATGGAAGCATAATAAGCTTTTTCTGCTTCTGCCGGAGGAGTATGGCCCAGCCTTCCCAGCAATCGTCGATTGTTATACCAGTCCACCCACGTTAGTGTGGCCAGTTCCACTTCTGCACGGTTTTTCCAGCTCTTACGGTGTATTACCTCCGCTTTGTAAAG